AATCCTTCGGCGCGCAGACCAAGGGATTAAAGGGAGGCCCGGGAAACCGGGCCCTCACACCAGCTTGTTAGGCTTCGCGGACGAGGCCTTCGTCGAGCATGCGCTTCTTGTAGAAGGCGATGATGCGTTCGACAGGCTGCCGTGTCTCGAAGCCTTTGTAACCCTGCAGCTTTTCTGCCCAGGTCTTCAGGTCAACTTCACCTGCGTCCTTGATGGCGAGGACTGCTTGCTTCATTTGCAGCGGGGTCTTGGCCTCGAAGGTGTCTCCATTGAAAACATACTTCTTGCTGCCCTTCGGCTGCTTTTTCACCTGCAGCAGGGTCTCGAGTTCAGCGAGCATATCTTCTTTGACCTTGATACCGACTTGGGCGAACACTTCCGCAATGGTTTTCATGATGGTTTCCTTTTCACGTTGGACCAAAGGACTCTGGTTGGTCCTGCCAGATTGACCAAGTTATTATTTACCTGACCATGATTAGATTATAACACATAAATTGGAAAAGTACAATAAAAGATTTTTATTGACTTGATTAAAAAAAGTTATTGTACATTTGCCTTGGTTTGTGGTAGGCGACTCTTGTTTGGTTGAGTGAGAATGATTATCATCTTAGTGAAGTACCTCAGGTTGTTGAGAATGAGAATCATTATCATCTTCTTGGATCGCGGCCCGTCGTTCTTCCATCCTCTGGCCTAGATCCTCACATCGTGAAATGCGCATGAATGATAATCATTATCAGTTGGCGGATGTCTGCCTGGTAAATGAGAATCATTATCATCTGTTCTTGGCCCGTTGTAATTGAGAATGAGAATCATTATCATTTGAATCCATTTCACCTGGTGAGCGGGAATTTCACCCTGTAGGCGCCGGGGCGTCCACACTCCGCTTAAACCAGGGAGAGCGATCACAGTAGACCTGTTGGGTAGCCGAGGACTTTCTATAGCGATGCTCTATGCATGTACAGCATATTAGGTCTAATAAGATATATTAGCAGTTTAACCTAGGATATTGGACGTAATATCGGATTTATATACCACATATAGCAGTTTATTGCCGAATTATTGACCTTACATCTAAACTAAATGACACTTAAATTATTGACTTAATTACACTTTCTGTTGGGGCAAGGTTGAGGTCTATATATATATCCATCGACTTTTTCAAAATGAATGAGAGGGAGTCAAAGACACAATACTCCCAATATCGACAACAAAAAGATAATCAAGTCAAATACTTAGGATATATTGGGGCAATTATTGAGTCATATTGCCTATAACCAAAATTAGAGCTGCTAATACAAACTGGCATAAGTATACCGAAAGATCGCCTGAGTTACAAGGGCTAGACCTCGCGTATGCTGAATGAGTCAACCTTGTTCCCTTGGTTTGCCTATATGTATACGAGGTGCGGCATTGGTTGATCAATTTCCGTATACAACCAGCAACCAGTAGTGTATAATATATTATCTAAGCATGGAGTATTAACATGGACGCGCAAACATTCAAGCGATGGGTCCACGAGCAAGCCCACGCAGATACACCCCAACTTAAAGAGGGCAAAGGTACAAAACGGTGCCCGCAGTGTCGAGAGGTGAAGGCTGAGACTAATTTTACCTGGTCATCTGGCCTTGGCTACTTCTGCAAGGAGTGCAGTCGTAAGAAACTAAACGCTGTGAAGAAACACTTTCAGCGGCGTAAATCTGGAGTACGGAAATGAGTGGCGTATCGATGACAGTAACACTGAAGAAAGACGGTGATGAACGTACGTGCCCTCGTTGTAAGGAGACCAAACCTCACGAGGCGTTCTACGCATACCTGACTAACCCATACTGCAAGGAATGCACGCGGGAGTACTACCGTGTGCGCAATGCAAATAAGCGCGTCGCGCAGGAGCTAGCCCATGTCTGACCGGCGCTGCGTACGATGTGGGACTCTGAAGCCCTTGTCCGCGTTCGACAAATCCACGAAGCGCGTAGCGGGACACCAGGTCATCACGTACTGCGGCGCATGCAAGGCTTGCAGTTCAAATTACTATCGCGCCCCCACGCGTGCGCCCGCCCCCGTAAGGCGATATAAACTGAACATTCCGCGACAGTACATGAACGGCTCGGCGAGCGCCAAGGAGGTTGGAAACCTGGTTGAGGCCTTCGCAGTCCCTTTGCGCGTGTATTGTGGGCTCGATCCGTTTGTTGCGCGCTTTCAACCCCTGGACAAGTTGTTGCAGCACCTCCGTACGCTGGAGAAGTTCCCAGCAGAGGAAGTGGAGGCGACTATTAACCGAAGTCTAATCATTTGAGGATCCTACCATGACCAAGCACTACGACAACGGCCAGGGTAACCCACTAGTTAATAAGCCCATTCTGGATACGCTGGAAGAGGAGGGCGTTGACCCGATTCGTATCATGGCGAAGTTTGCCAGCGGCGAATTGGCTGAGGACCCTGATCAACAGTTAGCGGCTGCGAAAGAACTTGCCCAGTACGTGCATCCGAAGAAGCGGTCCCTCGACGTCAACAAGGAGATTAAGGCGTCTGTGACCTTTAGCGTCGTGCGATTCTCCGACGTCATGCCGGATCAGGCTGCAATTATGGCTGATCAACTGGACAAGCTCCAGGGCAGCCGGATGATGCTCGACAATCAGGCGGCCCGCAAGCTGATGAAGGACGTTAAGGAGCTAGACAACGTAACCCTTGAAGCCATGCGCACCGACGTGGAGAAGTTGAAAACAGACGAGGATGGGATCATTGATGTGTGAGGTAACGACGAATGTCTAACATACAAGTACCAGTCAACTGGATGCCGCGGATGTACCAGATTCCGCTATGGTCGTACCTCGAGAAGGGTGGCAAGCGGGCCGTTGCTGTGTGGCACAGACGCGCTGGTAAGGACGCGGCAGCACTGAACTGGACGGTTGTCTCCGCGTTTACCAGACCTGGCCTATACTGGCACTTGCTACCTACGTACAACCAGGGGCGGAAGATCGTGTGGGATGGCCGGACAAAGGAGGGCAAGGCCTTTCGCGATGCGTGGCCACGGGAGGCCATCAAGTCGGAGAACAACACGGAGATGAAGCTGGAGTTGGAGAACGGCTCGATCTGGCAGGTTGTTGGCACGGACAACGTCGACCGCCTGGTGGGTGCAAACCCCGTCGGTTGCGTGTTCTCTGAGTATTCGCTGCAGGACCCCCGTGCGTGGGATTACATTCGACCAATTCTGGCAGAGAACGGTGGTTGGGCTCTCTTCATCTACACGCCACGGGGGCGCAACCACGGCCACGAGATCATGGACATGGCCAAGAGGAACCCGCGATGGTTTGCGCAGACCCTTACCATTGAGGATACGCAAGCTATCGGTGTTGACGTCATCGAGGAGGAGCGCCTTGCTGGTATGCCAGAGGAAATGGTGCAGCAGGAGTTCTACTGTTCATTCGATGCCGCTCTCGTGGGCTCATACTACGGCGCGCAGATGGAGAAGGCCCTCAAGGAGGAGCGTATTCGCACAGTGCCATACGAGCCGCGGCTGGAGGTCCACACAGCGTGGGACTTGGGCACGCATGACTCGACGGCTATCTGGTTCTACCAAGTCTCTGGCATGGAGATCCGGATCATCGACTACTATGAGAATAGCGGCGAGGGCATGGTCCACTATGCGAAGATCCTCGCAGAGAAGAACTACCTGTACGGGAAGCACTACGCGCCGCATGATATTGAGGTGCGCGACTTCTCAGTGGGCAAGAGCCGCAAGGACGTCGCGGCATCCCTTGGAGTCAAGTTCACCACAGTACCAAAGCTTTCCGTGCAGGATGGTATAGAAGCCGTGCGAAACATCCTGGGTAAATGCTGGTTCGATCAGTCGAAGTGTGACCGTGGGATCGAGGCTCTTCGCCAGTATAAGAAGAGCTGGAACGACAAGATGCGGTGCTATAATGACTCGCCTGACCACGATTGGACATCACATGGGGCCGATGCGTTCAGGTACCTGGCCGTTGCGTTCAAGGAAAAGCGGCAATACGCCGTTAAGCTGCCGCGCCAGACAGAGAGTAACTATGACCCGTTGGGATATTAAAATTCCGAATACGGGCAGAACATTCATGGTATAATGTCATAATCGGAGGTAGGTATGAATTATCGGCAGGCAACAATTGAGGATTGGCCATTCGTCCAGAAGTATGGGCGGCAGTTCTTCGACCTGTCTGGCTGGAAAAAGGTGCTGGGTGACGATGCCGATTGCACACAAGGGCTCGACCAGCTGATTGGCGCACCGAACGTCTTCTTCATGGTTGCTGAGGACGGGGACAAGATCGTAGGCGGTATCGGGGTGGTGGTTGCGCCATCGCAAACTGTTCAGACAAAGCTCCTGGCCCAGGAACTGTTCTGGTACGTCGATGAGGATTACCGCCACACGCGAGTTGCTATCCAGCTGTATCGGTCCGCCGAGCGCTGGGCAAAGGATGTTGGGGCTGTTGCAATAACAATGGCTCTACTAGAGGGGTCCATGCCCGACACCGTCGCAGAGATGTATACACGCATGGGCTACGAACAAGTTGAGCGCATTTTTGTGAAAGGATTGTAACATGGCTATCGCTACATCAACGGCTATGCTCATCGCAGCTGCTGCAACGGCGGCATCAACGGCATACTCTGTGCAACAACAGAAGAAGTCGGCGTCCAAAGCACGTGACGCTCAGGAACAGGCCGCCAATGAGGCTAAAGCCCTGAACCAGGCAGCTTCGGACAAGGCTGCGGCAGAAGCTGCTGCTAGCGCGCGTGACAAGAACCGCTTGCGCGCAGGCCGTTCTTCAACGGTACTTACCGGCTCGACTGGGGATACGTCCACGGCAAGGACCGCTACCAAGACCCTCCT